TCTTCGGGTGTTCATTGTGATACAGTTCAATTTGATGTTCGGTCTAATTTAAAGCTTCCTTAATATGCCTGCTGCTGGTTTTGCTGCTCTAATGGGTCAGTCGCTTGGTATGAATGCAGCTTCTTCTGCTGGTGCTTCTGCTGGTGGCGGTCTTGCTGATGCTTTGTTTGGTGGTATTTCTGCTCGTCGTAATTGGAAGTATAAGCAGAAGGAAATGGCATTGCAGCAGCAGTATGCACTTGAACAGATGTCTAAGTCTGCGGAATTTCAGTTGGCTCATGACAAGCAGATGTTTGATTATCAGAATGCGTATAATGATCCTTCTGCTGTTCTTGAACGTAATATGGCTGCTGGTTTAAATCCTGCTGCTGTTCTTGGTCAGTCTGGCGTTGGTGTTTCTGCTACTATACCCACCGCTAGCGGTGGGGCCCCATCCGGTCATGGTCCTGTGGCTAGTGGCTCCGGTGGGGGTCTTGCTGCTCTTGCTGGTAATCCTTCTGCGTATGCGGATATTCAGTTGAAAGATGCTCAGCAGGAGCGTGAGCGTTCGGCTGCAGCTCTTAATGATGCTGAAGCTGATTGGTATAAGTCTCAGACTTTGGATAAGGATTTGCGTGAACGTTTGATGAAGGCGCAGGCAGGACTTGCTGAGGCTGGAATTACTGAATCTACATCGCGTGCAAGTTTGAATACTGCGATAACTTTGTCCTATTCTATTGATAACGAGTTGAAAGATGCTGCTTTTGGTTATAATTTAGAAATGATTAAGGCTGATCTTGGTAAGGCTAAGGAAGAATATTATCAGCTTAAGGCTCGTACTGGTTATATTGATGAGCAAATTGAAGCAGAATTGCAGTTGTTGACTGCTCGGGCGATTTATTTGAAGTCTTCTTCTTCTAATCAGGAGCAGTTGGCACGTGTGAATGAATTGACGGCAGATGATTTGGAGAACTGGTTTGATGTGAATTGGAATACGGAGGTTGATGTTCCTATTATCAACGAGAAAGGAAAGGTTGAGCGTACGGTCAAGATGACCGGCAAGGAAATTCGCAGAGAATATATGAAACTTAATTTGCAGGATTTTCAATATGATATGTATACTAATCGTTGGGAGCTTCGCTCTGAAAAGAATCGATTTGGCTATAGTGTTGTTAATACTGCTGTTAGTGGAGCTATTTCTGCTGTTGGACATGTTGCCGGAGCAAAAGTCCTTTCTACAGCTCCTCCTGTGCAAAGATTTGATGATGTTACTGAGGAGTTTGTTCCTACTTCCAGTTCGCTAGGTGGAGGTTGGACACGGCACACTTCTACAACTAGTCGACAAATTCGTCGTTGATTATTTGGAGTTTGTTTTTTTTGTTTATCTTTGCTTTTGAATTTTAAACCTTATTTTATTATGTCATCTAATGTTATTACTGAAGACAAGTTGAAGTCTTCCGATTCTGTTAAAAATCCGATTATTTCGGTGGTGATTTCAAATTATCCTCTTTCGAATGGAGGTTATTTGGTTTCCTTTAGTCAGGAAGAACCTGGCGGTTCTTTTAAGAGTTATACTCCTCCGTCGGGTTTTGACTTTTTAAAGTTTTCTTTGTATTTGGACTGTAGTTCTGTTTTCTTGCCTAAAGGATGTTATTATTTGCTTGACGGTGAGCTTGCTGATTTCATTAAAGCTTTGTCTGTCGGCGCATCTACTTTTGAAATGAAGCTTTTGCCTGCTTCCGCTCAGATGCAAGGTATGATTTTGGTTCAGGTTGATGAAAAAAGTTTGTTTGAGTATGAGCAGGAAGAAGAAGACAAGAGGTAAAGGAGGTAAGCGAATTGTAGTTCGTCCTTTAGGAGGAAAAGTTCTTTGATGAGTTCTAGTTACTATCAGCGTTTTGAGCTTGCCTATGCGCCTTTCTTCGTGAGAAAGCGTGTAGGCAAGTGTTTTAAGGTTATTCGGCGTTTTCGATCGTATAAAGAGGCTTCGGATTACGTTTGTTTGTTGTTTGAGCAGTATCCCGGTATTTATTTTGATATAAAAGATGTGTCTGTCTCCCATTTGGATAAGGAATCGAGCATATAGTTCTAGGACTATAGGTTTGACTGATCGAAAGGTTTTGTTGATGAATCGGCCTTGGGATTATTTTACTCAGCGTATTATGGTTCCTTGTGGTCGTTGTGAGGAGTGTTTGCGGCAGCAGCGTAATGATTGGTATGTTCGCTTAGAGCGTGAAACTAAGTATCAGAAGAGTTTGCATCATAACTCTGTGTTTGTTACGATCACGATAGCTCCGGAGTATTACGATAGAGCATTGTTGAATCCTTCTTCTTTTATTCGTTTGTGGTTTGAACGTGTTCGCCGGCGTTTTGGTCATTCTATTAAACATGCTGTTTTTCAAGAATTTGGAATGCATCCGGAGCTAGGTAATGAGCCTCGTCTTCATTTTCATGGTGTTCTTTGGGATGTTTCTTGTTCTTATAATGCTATTCGTGAAGCCGTTAAGGATTTAGGTTTTGTTTGGATTTCATCTATTACGGATAAGCGTCTTCGGTATGTTGTGAAGTATGTTGGCAAGTCTGTTTATATGGACGAGCGTTCTGTCGATTTTGCGATGTCTCTTCCTATTACTGTAGGTAAATTAAAAACTAATCTTTATGACTTTCTTCAGAATAGTCGATATCGCCGTAAATTTATTTCGGCAGGTGTTGGCGATTATTTGGGAGATTTTAAAGCTCCCGGTGTTGCTTCCGGTCTTTGGTCTTACACAGATCATCAGACTGGTGCTGTTTATCGGTACCGTATCCCTCGCTACTACGATAAGTATCTTTCTCAGGATGCGTTACTTTTTCGTAAGATTTCTACTGCTTGGACCTATGCTAGCGCTTTCGGTAGTTCTTTGGCTCTTGGCTTTCTTCGTGAAGTTGCTGAGAGGGTCCTTCGTCCTTCCGACTTTTCCCGTGTCGTTAAAGGAGGTTTTTCGCGCCTTGTGAAGCTTCGGGAGTTTTTGAGTAAGGTTAAGCATCGGCCGAGTCCTCTTGCGGTAACTTCTGATGTTATTGATTTTTGGGTAGACTGTTTTGGTGTTGATTCTTCTAATCCTTTTTTTAATAAAATAGTTTATGGGTAAGCAACCTTTTATTTCTCATGCTGTAAATGGCTATTCTCGGTATGATGTGCCCGAGAATAAGGCGTTTTCTGTTACGCCGGGTATTATTTACCCGGTCCGTATTCAGTTTGTCAATGCTCGTGATCGAGTTACGTTGCATCAAGGTATTGATGTCCGTTCAAATCCCTTGGGTGTTCCATCGTTTAACCCTTATGTACTTCGGCTGCATCGGTTTTGGGTTCCTTTGCAATTGTATCATCCTGAAATGCGAGTTAATTCGTCTAAGTTTGATATGAACGATTTGACGTTTAACTTTATTCCCGGTTGTGTAGATAATGCCGGTCAAGGTTCGTACACTTCTTTGATGTATCCGCGTCCTGGTACTGCTGCTTTTTTCAGTCAGGTTATGCCGTTTAATCATCGTGCTGCACTTCCAAATAGTTTGATGTCGTGGCTTCGTATTGCTAATAGTCCTATTATCAATTATTCTGTTACTACTGTGCCTACTCTTGATACTATTTTAAAGACAGCGTCGAAGTTTATTACTGTGAATGCAGATACTTATTTAGGTTATTGGGATATCGTTCGCAATTATTATTCGTATTCTTCTTGGGGTGTCTTTTCTTTTGCTCATCCCGGAACTTATCGGCCTACTTTTTTTACTACTTCTACCTCTTCTGTGGCGAAGGCTGAGTATCGTTCGCAAGCTTCCTATTTTTGGCAGCGTTATGGTAATTTGGAGTTTTTGGACCATTATTTCGAAACGATGTTTTATCCCAGGGATAGGAAGGTTGGTTCTGATCAAGATGAGTTATCGTGGAATCGTTCTGATTTGTTCGTTGAGATTCTTCGTTCTGATTTGTTTAATACGGGTACAATAGCGGCTGCTCCGGATTTTAACAAGTTGGTGCAGATGTTTCCTCAGAATATTAATTTTAATGTTCCGGCTTATCCTTATGATGTTCAGGAGCCAAAGGTTGATTGGCATAATGGTGAGGGTACTGATACTGCCGTTCCTACTAAGGTTTATTTTGCGACGACGTTGAATGTTCCTTTTTTGGCAGCGCATCCTATGGCTGTGTGTCCAAGTTCTCCCGATCGTTTTAGTCGTCTTATGCCGCCGGGTGATTCTACTTCTGATGTTGAATTTACAGGTATTAAGACTATCCCCCAGCTTGCTGTTGCTACTCGTTTGCAGGAGTATAAAGATCTTATTGGTGCATCCGGTTCTCGTTATTCTGATTGGCTTTATACGTTCTTTGCTTCTAAGATTGAGCATGTGGATCGTCCGAAGCTTCTTTTTAGTTCGTCCGTTATGGTTAATAGCCAGGTTGTTATGAATCAAGCAGGTCAGTCCGGTTTTGCAGGTGGTGAAGCTGCTGCACTTGGTCAGATGGGTGGTTCTATTGCGTTTAATACTTTGCTTGGTCGCGAACAAACTTATTATTTTAAGGAGCCCGGTTATATCTTTGATATGCTGACGATTCGACCTGTTTATTTTTGGACGGGTATACGTCCCGATTATTTGGAGTATCGTGGTCCTGATTATTTTAATCCGATTTATAATGATATTGGTTATCAAGATGTTCCTTTTTGGCGTATTGGTTATGGTTGGAAAGGTGCTTTCGTTTCTCAGAGTATGACCGTAGCCAAGGAGCCGTGTTATAATGAATTCCGGTCTTCTTATGATGAGGTGTTAGGTTCTTTACAGTCTATTCTTACGCCTAAGGCTTCTGTTCCGTTACAGTCTTATTGGGTGCAGCAGCGAGATTTTTATACGATCGGTTTGTCTTCAAATCCGAATGAGATTAGTCCGTCTATGCTCTTTACCAATTTGAGTACTGTTAATAATCCTTTTGCATCAGATATGGAGGATAACTTTTTTGTTAATATGTCGTACAAAGTAGTTGTTAAGAATCTTGTGAACAAGTCTTTCGCAACTCGTTTATCTAGTCGTTGATATGTTGGAGTATATGATTGAAGACCTTCCGGAGTATAGGTCTCGAGGTGAGCGAATTATGTCGGTCTTGAATGGTTCCGGTTGTGTAGATGTTTTGCCTGGTCGTCCTGATGTTCAGGCGTCGGATTCTGATTTTCGGAGAGGTGAGAGTTATGATCCTCCGTTGGATTTTGATCCGAATTCGTTTTCTCGAATTGACAAATTTGATGGTTTGGAGAGTGGACAGGGTGTTATTGATGACTTTCTTGAACGGCAGCGTTCGTCTTCGAATGCTAAGCGGGAGGAAGAAGATTGATAGGGTTTAGGGTTTCCGAAGGGTCATCTAGGTGTTCCCTTCGGGCCCTTGTCCACTTTCCCACCTCGCACCGCAGGTAGCGTCTAGCACCTTCATAATCAGCACTTTATGTCGACGAAGTCGGCGTGCTGCCCGTATAAACTTATTGTTTTTAAAAGAAAATTACATATCCCTTTACTAGACGATATATGATATGTGCGCGGACCGGTTTTGATGTTTGCTTTGAACATCAAAATTGGATATCGAATTGCGGTTTCGATAGCGTATTTTCTTATGGTTTCTTATTGATGTTTTTGTTATGGAAAAGGTACCGTTTTATCGTAAGAAAAGTTTTTGGACAATGTTGATTTCCATTCTTACGGCTTTATCTGTTTATTTTGCTGCTTCATGTACTCGGAAGTTGGTTTATCGTTCTTCGGGTGTTCATTGTGATACAGTTCAATTTGATGTTCGGTCTAATTTAAAG